CCCCCCCATTCAAATTGCGGTAAATCTGGGCTTCCTGAGGTATGGGTAGAAGTGAGTAAGGGGGAGGGATCTTAGGGCGTTTAGGGAAAGCTGGGGCAGCGGTTGTTGCGGGGCGCAACTTTGCCCATCACCCCCTACCCCCTCTTCCCGGGGGGTTTGTTGTGCGTCGCTACCGGCCCCTGAGTCCTGGCGGCTTACTCTCTGTCTGCGCCGGGAGCCACATCGGATCTCTCCTGTGTGGGGTTACCTGTGCGAGTTGGGAGCGTGTCTTCGAGGTGCGTACGCTTTTTCGTTTTACGGCTTACCCATCGGGTTACCGACCCAACCTTGCGGTTTCTTTTATCGATGGAATCCTAGCACATTGCTTTGCCGGGTTGGGGCGCATAATGCTTTGACGGATTGGGGAAACGGGGTCTGTTAGGATGTATCACATGCTCGCCGGGTTGACTTACCTCCTGCCATCGGCGATTGCGGTTTATCAGCTCCCGGGCACGAGTTAAAAAGGCCCAATTTATTTACTGCCCGCGAGAAGTTCTGCCTTGCCGGGGAATGTCGACGGACCGGTTCCGCAGACACTCGCGGGCAGGCGTATTTTCGTTACCAGGGGTTGTAAATGGTCCAATCAGCTAAACGAATCAGGGCGAAATTTCTCTGGGGCGAGCCAGCTGTCAAGTTCTGGGGAGAACTCGAGGACTCGGATCCGGATGAGCACGAAGGCTGCGGGTGGATTCCCACCGGGAAACAGTGCTACCAGTGCCTGAAACCACTCGGAAAAGAGATGCGCCCGGGCTTTTCCTACCAGATCGACTTCCTCGTCGATGACCACATGATCGTCTACGGCACCGGCGGCGAGCAGGCCGGTAAGACCGAGTCGGCGAGTATGAAGGGCACCCTTGTAGTACTCGCATTCCTGGGCGAATACGCCGATACCGGCAAGGCTGCAGGCCAGGTGGCGTGGATCACTGCTGTGAACTACGAACTTACCTCGCAGGAACTCGAGCGGATGGGCGACTGGCTCGAAGAGTGGCCGTTTACGATCGAACGCACCAATAAATCGGATCCCGGGCATATCCGGATCAAGGTGAAGGGTGGACATTTCACGATTAAGACACGCTCTGTCTCTTCAGCCATGGGAACAAGGGCACTTAGAGCTGAATCGCCCATCGTTACGATCGTTTGCGAGGCCGCTACCTTCCCCCAGGACGGCAGGAATCGCCTGCGTACCCGTGTTGCACGCGCCAGGCGTCAATTCCCCGGATATGGCTCGATTATCTACTCCGGAACATTCGAAGGCTCCCTGGGCTGGTACCCGACCGATCATGCACGCTACCAATCACCCGCAATGCGGGAGAAGATGAATGCCTCGTCGCATTCAATGCCGTCGTTCTCGAATATCTTCGTTTACCGGGAGGGTGAAGATGATGTTGAGATCCAGGCTCTCAAGGATGATCCGCAGATTTCGGAACAAGAGTACTCGGAACGGGTCGAAGCGATCCCGGCGCCGCCCAAAGGCCGCGTACACCCGTCGTTTGACGTCACCATCCACGTACAGCACACCAAGTACAGCGAAGACCTTTCCGTGGGTTTCGGCATGGATCCTGGCTGGTCAGGAGCCTCTTCGTCTTACGCCGTCGAAGCCATCCAGCGAAGACATATCCTCGACCCGGACAAAGAAGCCCCGCTAGAATGCTCCAATCCGCACTGGCAGATTATCGACGAGATATTCGAGAACGGGAAGTTCGTCGAACAGATCATCGACATGGCCGAGCAGCGATTCTGGTGGGGGAATCCCGATAAGATCGGCGTAATCGACGTTGCAGGAAAGGCGCACGCCGGCGCACGCGAGTCAAATACCGAGATATGGCACGAGAAAACAGGTATCAACCTGCGTGCTGAACGCATCTCAATTCGTGATAGCCGCAACCGGATCGACTCGCTGCTCAAGATCTGTCCGGAGTGTGGCGAGCCGTTCTTGATCATCGACCCCAGGTGCACCGGGATCATCAGCGAGTTCGGTGGCGACGTGAATCCGCACGACGGAGAGGTTCACGTATACTCGTGGGCGAGAGATAAGGATGGCAATATCACCGGGACTACTCCCAACGATGACTGGTGCGATGGAATAAAAGCCGTTGCGTACTGGTTTATCAACCGGTTCGGACACACTAACCGGGTCAGCGATCGTAAGAAGATAAAAGTCAGAAGCCGCAAGGCAAGAGCGCAAGCATAGATGCCAGCTAACCTCGATCGAGTTATAGAACAGATTGACGAGAAGCAACTATCCTTTATGCCGCTTTTTAAGCGCATGGATGAGGATTACACCCTCTACACGCTCGCTCCATTCCTGCCCAACGCAGGAGAGGGTATCGCCGACGAAGACGCCTACACCTCGAACAACCCCCAGGTTGTCGCCAACAAGATCATCTACTCAATCGTCGTAGCCTCAAAGACAGTACGGGTCGAGAACGATGAGGGCGAAGACAGGGATGTCCGCAACGCTAACGATAACGCCGAACGACTCGGACTCGGCATGCTGCGGAATATCGACAGGCGACTTGAGAACTCCGTCAAGCCAGGCCTTCTCAAGCAGCTGGCCTTCTACTCCGTTGTACGTGGTGGACATCTCGCTGTCCGCGCGCTCCTGCGGAAAGATTCGGATGGGAATACTTACGAAGATGTTCGAGTCCTCGACCCGCGCTCAGTGGTCTACGAGATTGATGACTACGGCAACGGATGGGCTGCTCATATCTCCACGCGCTCACGGGCGCAGATCCAGTCGGAATACCCGAATCACAAGTTCGAAGATAAAGAAGACAAATCAGGCACCCATATAAAGGTGATCGACTACTACTACACCGAAGTAGAGAAGCCGAAAAAGGCCGATAAGAATGATCCTGATATGCCGCCGGCAGATGCCAGGATCAAGTATCTCAATGGCGTGATTATCGAACGCAAGTGGGCGAAGAAGCCACGCGATACATTCGCCGTGAGCTTCCCTCTTATCCTGCGGGCTATCGGCCACAACCCCGGCATACAGGGGGCAGAGGCTTCCGCAGATACGAACACGACAGCGATCCCTGGCATAGAAGATCGCTTCGAGTCAGTCTTCAGCGGGCTGCGCGGGATCAACAAATTCAAGAACCGGGCTATGACGTACCGGATCCACCTGCAGGCACTACAGGCCGAAGGTATCTACAAGGTGAAGTCACGCGACGGCGAGATGGAACTCGAAGATGGGGCCGATGAGAAGGGCGCCAATATCGGGATCTCCACCGAGAACGAAGAAGATGTCGAGCTCCTCCAGATCCAGCAACTCGGCAAGGACGCCGATCAAGCTCTTGCCGTCATCTCGGCTGAAGAGGCGGATGCAGGGCTTCCTGACCAGTGGAAAGGACGCATGCCCGCGCCCGTGTCCGCGAACGCCCTCCGCATGCTCAACGATGCGCTGGTCGAGAAGATCACGCCATTTATCGAGCCGGTCGCCTCGATGCAGACAGCCATTATCGAGCGGCTCATGGGGCAGTTCGAAGAGCCGCGTGGCGATGGCATGCAGCCCGGGTACAAGCCAATCTCCGTACGGGGGAAGACCTTCGATAGCGTGCCGTTCAACAGGGATATAGCCCCCGAACATATCGAAGGCCATGGCGAACCCGTATATGAATTGACTCCTGATCTCCCGTCAGACGACATTCTGAAGTGGCAGATCGCACAGATGGCCGGTGCGCCTACCGGCACAGGCGAGCCGCTCATGTCTCCTAAGGGAATCAGGGATAATATTCTCAAGTTGCAGGACTCCGACCTCGAAGAGAGCCGGATCTACCGAACGATGGCGAAGTCCTCGACCCCGGTAATGCTCCTCAGAACAGAACTCGCAGCTGCCCTTGAAGCAGAAGATGAAGGCCTTGTATCCTTCGTTGTTAGCGAGATCAAGCGCGAACTAGAAAAGCAGCAGATGGAAGATATGGGACGCCAGCAGGTATTCGCCCAGATGGTTATGAACCAGGGCGCCGCAGGTGCTGCTCAAGGCATAGATGGTGCAAACGGCACTGGGGGCGGTGGTGGTGGGCCAGTTCAACAGGCTGCACAACCCGGAATCAACCCGGCAGCGATGGGAACTAACGGACAGGGTAAC